GTAAATTTAAAGTTTTCAATATTAACTTCAAATAGGTTTGGTCTAGCGCCACCACCTTGTAATTTAGATCTGAACTGAGTAATAGTTTTAAGATTGGACATTTTAGAGTTCTCCTTGTGTGATTAATTTAAGAATTAAACTCTTCCAGTTACTTCTTCAAAACTGACACCAGTTCTGGTAGCAACGAAAGTCAATGTAACATAATTAATTGATTTATTTGGCTTTAAGAAAATATCAGCCCTAAATTCATTATTATCAATTACATCCGGAGTATTGTTTGAACTATCGCAAACAACCCTAAAGTCAAAAAGACCTCTTTTTGCTTGTACATCTCTCAAAAATGGTTCAACAACATTTACAAAATTTGATCTAGTAATTTCATCGTTTAACTCAAAAAGTTGTGCTTGAGCAACACCTTCTAATGCCTTTTCAACTGTTAAGAATAGTCTTCTGACATTTATTCTATCAAATGCTGATGCAAATGATTGTCCAGTTTTATCTCCAAATAGAAGAATTCCCGTTCCAGGTTGATTTATAATGGAATTAACTCTTGCCTCATAAAGAGAATCTCTTTGTGCTTTATTTGGATTAAATGAAAGTTTGATTGCATTGTTCAATACACCTCTTTGTTGTCCAGCAGGTGAATACCATGGAAACTGTTCAATGTCAGTTCTAACCATTAATCCGGCAATATCACCATTACAAGGGATATATCTGAATAGATTATTAAATCTATCATACATATACTTATAACCACTATCAAAGACTGCATAAGAAGAACTGGATAATGAACTAAAGAATTTAATTACATTTGCGGTTTGTGTTGATGTATTTGTAATATCAACAACATTTGCTCTGTGAGGAGAAATAACTGCCATACAATCTTTTCTGGATTCAGCAATTGAAATCAATTGATTTGCTTTTGCTTGAGACTCTGATTCAACAGAAAGTCCAGGTCCATTAATTAAGAAATTAACACCGATTTCATCTTTATTCGAAAATAAATTATATGCAGTTACCAAATGTCCCAAAGTCGCAGACATTCCACCAGATGAAGAATAATCGACTCCACCAAGTAAATTGTATGTTTTATTTCCAACAGCACTAAAGAATATGCTTTGTGCATTTTGACCCCAAAGTCCTTGAGCAGTTGTGTACTTTGTAAATGCTGTTGAAAATCCAGTGGCAACTGGAGATGTTCCATGATAACCATCAGTGCTGGATGAAGGATTAGATCCCGCATAAATGTAAGTTGAGAAATTAGCAAGATAATTTTTATAGTAAGTTTTCTGAGGAGAATTTACTGCAGATACCGAATCAAGAGCTTTGGAAATACTGATATGTTTTTCGAGAATATTTCCTTGAATACCAGTTACAGTTCCAATATCATCAGCAATAACAATATGCATTGCATCATTTTTGCCATTTCTTTCAACGCTATATTGATTAGATACTGGTTTTGGTGCAATTTGTTTCCAGAAAATTGTTGAATTAGTTAATCCTAAAGTTTGTTGATCATACCAGTCAGTAACAGTTGTTGCAGTTCCCGTAGATCCAGTATTAATTCCTGAATTATTTACAAAATGTAAAGTATCATTCGCTTCAAATGCTGCCAGTGGATTGGACTCAACATAATTAATATTAGTTTCAGTACCCGCTCCAGAAACTCTAGAGAGAATTTTGACCGTGATTGAACTATTACTATTGATTGCGTCTGTGGTGACTCCAGTGATAATTGCTTTTAAATGTCCAGAAAAAGTTGTAACCGTTCCAACTCCAGACAAACTACCACTCAACGCTGATGTTACTCCAAATCCAATCTGGGCGCCTAACGCCGATAGGTTTGTTGTGGCAATACCAACTATTTGATCAGCTAGATCGTCAATAAAGCAAACTTTTAAATTATTTCCCCAAGAACCTGGAGTTTTTGCAGCATACGTAAACTGTACTGAATCTGCAGAATAATTTGCGTTATAATCATCAAAATTTTTAATTTTTGAACTTGTTGTTGACGCAGCGCCAGTACCAGCATTCGCATTATTAAGTGTTGATCCATCTACTCGAACAACCTTTAATCTGCCACCATAACTTAAGAATGAAGATGCACTCATCCAGTATTCATACTGAGTATCAGTTGAAAGTGGTTTTCCAAAGACATTAAGGAGATCTTGTTCTGTTACAATATCAATTGCTTGCTCTACAGGACCGATTGAAAATGGTCCGGCAATTGCACCAACATTTGCTAAAACGTTATCAGCTCTCCCAACAGTGAGATCAACTTCTCTCGTAATTACACCGGGAGATAATTGAGGAGTCGCCATGTTTTTCTCCGTGAAGTCTCAGTTTATCTGAAAATATTTATTAAAAAGATATTTTTGATGGGGGAAATATGACGTGAACTACCAATCAGGATATTCCCATTTATCAGGAACTACTTTCTGTACCTTACTTGATATGATTCGTTTTATGGTACATTCTTTACATTCATATGAATATGATGATGCTACAGGACCTCTATCTTTTCTAGTTCTATAAAAACTTTCTATTAAATTTTTTGTTTCTCCACAAATTCTACATTTTCTATCGGATAATAGTAAGTGTCCTAATCTTATTTGTTTATCTAGTTCCATTACATATACTCCCACATATAAGATCGGTCTCCATATTCATCAGCAAACCATCTATCACCATCTGCATCAACAAAACTATTATTATCTAATCCGTCTGATACAAATCCAAAGGGGGCCATGTCTTGTTCAATTTGATTTTTTTGTTCTTCATATAATCTTTTTCTTACGTCTTGATCCGTAAGTTCTTTAAAATAATCTTGAGCAACTAACCAAGCATATATTACAAGGCACATTGCTAAGTCATCATTACACCCTTCCTCTGCTTCAAAAGAGTTATGTTTAGAAATAAATGTTGTTAACTCAGAAATAATTTCATAATCCTTGAATAAAAGTTTATCACTTTCAATCATTGTTTTGAGATTGAGTGATCCAACTTTTTTGACCGTTTTGGACATTTTAACGCCAAGTTGAGTTTTCTTTCCACTAAATCCTTGACCAACAATTTGACCTGCTCTACCTCTCATGGAGCACATCAAAACATTTTGATACTCTAAGTCATAATGCAACAATGATGCCACCTGATCTCCAATATCATTTACTTCACAGAGAATGTATGCACTATTATAATTTTTTGCTACCTCATAAATGATATTCGGAAACAACATTGGTTTGATTTCATTGTTTCTATACTTTGCTACAACTTTATGTGGGAAGGATGTGATATCAACAACAATGAATGCCGAATAATCTTCACTAACTCCTCTGGCAACGTCAACTGTAATTACATAATCATGATTCTCCTCAACCTCATCATAAACATCTAGTCCAGCGTTTCTTTTTAGTGGATGCTCGTAAACAAAATTTTTAAGTTTACTTGGAGCAATGAGTGTGTCTACTGACCCTAAAAATTCACATTCAAATTCAATTTTAAACTGTTGTTCGGATGTATTAGCAATTGTTTGTAATCTCCACCTGTCATCTCTACCAGGGACCTCAGACCAGTGAACGTCTGTGGGCACATATTCATTTTTGCCCCTCTCTGCATCATGCCACATACGGTAAAAATGATTCATACCATGTGGAGTAGAAACTATGATGACTTTCGTGCTTTTGCCAGAAGTAATAGTAGGATAAACAGATGCAAAGAACGAGTCTGCAATATGGTTTGGAACGAAAGCGAATTCGTCGAGGAAGAGGATATTAAACGACATGCCTCGGACAGCACTCGCAGATGTAGAAGCTGCCAATATCTTACTGCCATTTTCTAACTCGATGTTTCCTTTGTTCCATGCTATGATACCTTGTTGCATCCATTTTGGTAAGTTTTCGTATGCAGTTGCTAACCTTCCAAGCAATTCTCTAGCGGTTGCTGCTTTGTTTGCTAGGATGCCAATATTAACACTATCATTAAAAATAAGGTAGTGTAGTAGATATGCCACGACAGTTGTGGATTTACCAGTCTGTCTTGGCATCTTGCAGATATTAAATCTGTTTTTATGAAAGTTATTAATTAACTTCTCTTGAAAATGATAAGGTTCAAACTGAGTTAAACCAG